GCGAAACTCCCATCTACCAGGTAGCCCGTCACCTTTTAAAGTCCCTTCTTTTGAGAAAGGGAACCTAACAGGACCGTCATCTGTAACTTTTATATCTAACTCGGCTATTTCCTCTACGGTTAGTTTTCTTGTTCCTGGTGGTTTTTGTTGTGTATGACGCATAGTCATTTCTTTTCCACCAGGTGTCTTATAGTAGAACTTAGTGCCATCTCCAGTCCTTAACCCCTTGTCGTAGATAGCTTGCGCTCTCATTTTTGGCAATTTATTCAAGTCGTCTATGACCTCATCTTTAGGGTAAACAAGGTCCTTGAGGGCTTTAGTCCTGACGTTTTGTTCGTCTTTAAGCATCTTAGCATAAGCTTCATCTAATGCTATCAACCGGTCTTCTCTTTTACCTAACTTAGGTGGTTGTCCTCTAGTTTCAAAGTATAGGGCTCTCTCTGAAGGAGGTGCATCTTTAAAAGCCTCTCGCATAGCATTCCTAAAGGCATTAGGATCTGTAGCCTCTGCATTAGTCCTAGGGTATTTTCTATCCCTCAGGATAGGTAGACCTGAGAACAACCCGCCTAGTGTAGCACCAGCGGCCAAGGATCCTGCACCCTGTAGTAAGGGGCTAATGTCTTCTCTTTCTGAAGACTGGGTAGCTAAGTATGCGCTTGGGAGTACATCGTATGCAGCGCCTTTAGTGGCACCCGCTGCTAACCTTCTTCCTGCACTCACAGTCTCTACGGGGGACATAGCTACATCGGCTAGAGTACGAGTAGGGTACAAAAGTTGACGTGCTTTTGGTATCTTAGAGAGACCTTTCTCTACTAGACTACCAGAACCACCACTAGATACTGCATAGTTCAACAACTGCTGTCCAGCAGGAGCTATCTCTGTAGGAGTACCTCCTGATGTAGTGCCCTTACTTGCACCTATACGATTTAGAAACTCACCAGCGGCTCTACCGGGCATAGAGAATAAATCTTCAGCAGCACCTATAGCTGTACCCACAACACCTACGTTAGGATCATTATGCCTATATGTAGCACTAGGGAACAAACCAGATAGGATAGGGCTATCTTCAGCAGGAGTATCTACATCCCAGTTCTTAGCTATAGTGGCATTGATTACAGGGCTATATGCGTTACGACCTTGGGTAAGTGCATTTATAGTGCTATCATATGTAAAAGCATCTGTATCAGCATCATTTGCTCTCACCGCCTCTATGAATGCCCTTTGGTTGGAATTTATATTAGCGGGTATCGTTGCGTTCCTACGGATATTAGCCAATAAGGTATTAAAGTCTCCCTTGTATAGTTTACTTAGGGCCTCTAGATTTTTAGACCTCAGATGATCTGTGAAAGCTTTTAAGCTTTCATCATCAGCACCCCTAAGTTGAGGGAACTTACCACCAAACAGATTTTGACGTTTGGGGTCGTACCATCTCTTTATACGATCATCCATGACCTTTTCATAAACCTTAACATCTCTATGGGGCATTACTTCTTGATACTTAGCTATGAATTTACTCTTCCATGCGGGGTCTTGAATAAGTCTTTCAAAATCTTCAAAGCTAATACTACTGTCTAGCCAACCATTCTTAATAGCATTTTCATGAGCGTATCTCAAATTAATAATCTTCATTAGTATCTCCCATTTCTAATCAAAATTCTCTGGTGGTATTGGTGGTGTTGGGTCTTCACCTGTAAACCAGTTCAAGGTGGTTTGTGAGGTCTTTGAGATACCAGAAGAATACTCGTTGAAATCAGATGGGTAACCCATCGCCTCTCTTAGTTTAGCTGCTGCCTCATCTTGCTGTTTTTTCATCTCAGCATTAGAACCATTAGTATACTTAGCCTGTGACTCTTTAAATTCTTTTACCCCTTCATTCATATCTTTCTGCGAGAAGGCTATGGCTTGCCCTTTACCTATCCTTTTCGCCCACTCAGCGGCTAAGGATGAATAAGTAACTGGAGTAAACAACTCATCAGGGAAGGGTAGTATAGCAGTTATATACGACTTAACATAGTCAGATTCTATACCCTGCTTTTCGGAGTAGTCCTTAGCGTTAGATATGATTGATTGCTTTTTACTCTCGAAATCTTCTTTCATAGCAGCCAGCATATCATTTAAAGCTTTGATAGCATTTATGGCATCAACAACACCTATCTTACCTTTACCCTCAACAAGGGCTCCAAAAGTCCTCTGTATAGTCTGAGCGATATCCCTTGATAAAAGGATCTTTAATTCGTTATCAGAGATAACTTCATCAGAACCCATACGTGATAAAGCAGCCAATAAGTTCTTTGCAGCTACTGGGTTACCTCGGACTGCCTCAGAAGCAGAGGCTTTAGCAGCACGTATGAAACCCAACAAACGACTAGTAGACGTGATGTTAAATAAATTATTAACAGCTTTAAGGAGGGCTGCCTCTACTTGTCGCTGACCATCTTCTTCTTTCTTGTAACCAAACTGCGCCTTACCGAGGTCTAATCTATCCTGTGATAGTGCTAGACCTATCGCCCCTTGGTCTAAACCAAAACCACGTAATATATTACTTACAGCTGTACGATAAGAGGTGGCGGCAGATCTTTGTTGTAATCGGCCTATTAGGGTCATAGTCTCACGCATGAGCCTCATGTACCCAGGATCACTATAGTTTTTAGATATCTTTGCGACATTCTCGGATACATAATCTGTCAGCTCTTCTAGCTTAGCATCAAGGAGTCCGCGTACTTCTTCGTCCGAGGTGTACTGTCTCTCATCTTTAGTGAGACCAACCTCTTTTTCCGTTTTCATGGGATCGTACATCTTTCGAGCTAAGTCTAATTTCTTTTCATCACCGGATAAGAGAGCATCCCTAGCATCGGCTATATAGCGATTACGACCGAAATCCGCCCCTAACTGATGTTGTTCTAATGCAGGCTTTAAATAATCCTGATTAGTATTAGCAAGGTTAGCTAAGGATCTTTGAATGGTACTTATATCTACGGCCATTACCTACCCCCGGTGTTACCAGTAGGTAACCCTAAATTTAACATACCTAAGTTAGTAGCCCTCTGCTGTGCAGTGAAAGGCGACGGCTTACCATAAACCGTATTCTGAATAGCATTAGGGGCCGTAGGGGCCGTAGGGTCCGTAGGGGTCATAGGGGTCTGACCAACATCACCGAGAGGGGGGTTTTCAAGATAACCCGCATAAGCATTAGCACCTTGAGAGACCATGTTACCCATAGAACCCACGACTGCCTTATTAAATGCGGGGTTCAGCTGGGCGGCTCCTGCATTAATCTGTCCCATACCCCTAGATAAATTCGCTTGTGAAGTACCTATGCCCTGGGTCGCCTGAGCTATATTAGACTTAGCATTTTGTCCCATGCTAGAGATATTAGATAGCTGACTAATACGATCTTGTGCAGCTTGTCTACGTGCAGCAAACTCGTCGGCGTACATCTGATAAGCACTAGCTTTATCATTAGTCATCTTAGAATATGCGTTATCCCAACCGGTCTGACCGATCTGCATAGACTGTTTCTGTAGCGCTGCTAAAGCAGGACCACTAAGCATGCCACCACTAGCAGCAGCAGACTCCTTTAATTGGTTAGCTGCCTGTGACTGTTGGTAGGCGATAGAAGGATCCAAGAAGTCTTTGATACTCCTGTCATATGAGAAGTCATCCCTTTCAGGAATAAAACTACCATCCATGGTACCAGAATATAGAGCCTGTAGGGCATTTTGTCCCATCTCAGACTCCGGCCCATACATGTCTATGACTCTCTGTAAAGACTCTTGCTCCATGCGTGCAGCATCTGTAACACCAGTGCGTAGCGCAGCCGCAGAAGCTCTGCCGGCCTTACGATCCTGGTGAGCACCATAAATATCAGTGGCCCCTTTTATCAGAGCCCCTCCTGCTAATAATCCTAGAGTTAATGACATCTTAACTAACCTCCGGTGCTATAAAAGCGAACCCCTTTATAGTATGGGGTAATCCTATATATGGAACATTTATCACGCTATCTACAACAGGTACACTCTGTATGCCAGAAGTGGTGTGTAATTCGAGTGATGTGGAAACAAAAGGTATCTTCCTACCTTGTGCATTAAAGGGTAAAGGGATGGTGGTGGCATCTATCTCACTACGATAAATATGGAAGAAATAGATAGGGCCTAAGGACATATAATACGCCTCATCACCCACATGCCATCTCCTTAAACCTATATCACCCTTTAAGGTGCCTAAGGCATTAAAGAACTGCACCCATGTGCCCTGTGCTAAACCTTGTTCATTAGAGAGTGGTTCTCTTAAAGGTGGTGCTATACTTCTCATCTGGCCCCCATGATCCTTGATACCATACTGGCATTTATAAGTGTGACTTTAACGGGGTCGGTGATACGCATCTTAATAACGATGAATCGACCCTTACCTAAACCCCTGATGGCTACACTAGTAGTATACTGACCCACCTTACCGATAGGCACATCCCTAGCGAACCCAAAATCTCTACCACCATCCCTACTAACAAAGAAAGTAGCTACAGGATCAAAACCCCTACCCGGGGAGACTAATCCTACACCTGTCTCCATATCTACCCGGAACTCATCTATGATGATGGATTTTAGACCCTCCCAGTATACTGGTGAGATACGCTCTCTAATGATAGGGACACGATATCGTGCCTCCTCATTAGGGTAGTAATCTTTATTCCATTCGGTATATACCTCAGAATCCAAGCGTAGGAGCTGTCTCCCGTCACTATAACCAACAAGGATGGTATCACCCACCTTAGTGCCATAAATAGCCGCCCACCTATGCAGGATGTTAAGGAGGGGGTCTCTACTGAGACGGTAATGCCATTCACGGATATCCGGGTCATATACGATAGTAAAATCAGCACTAATGAAGTGGAAAGAGATAAAAGTATGGGAGTCCCCGAAGTATGCCCAGGTCTTACAGTCCGAGGGTGATACACCATCCTTCTTAGATGCAGAGGCCAAGCGCTCTTCGATAAAGGTCTCTGAGATACGGACTGCTTGATACCCATTCGATGCGAAGAGGGCATAGGTGCCTACAGTAGAAGAACCTAACCAATAAACCACTCCGTTAAAGGAGCAGATGCTATCTGGGGCCAAAGCACCCACATCAGAATAAGAACCACCGGCTATGGTGAAAGGGTCATCAAAAACACCGGTACGAGTAAATACTTGGTAAGAACGGCTACCGAACACCCAGAGCTCCTCAGATACTGCAGCGATACCCACTATAGGGTCTGCACTATTCTTCTTAGTGTAAAAGGATAAAGCATCCCATGTCAGAGGACCATCTGGTCCAGAATCACTGAAATATATCTTATTGGACTCTGCTGGGTTTTCTATACCCCTACCGCATACCACGAACCTCTCAGCGAAATAAACTACCTTAGTGGGTAGAAAGATGTCTGATACCGGTAAAGTGATAGAAGAGAACACATCAGTAGAGAACTGGAACTTATATAGGTTAGCACCATCGGCACATACCAAGTAATAACCATTATCGGCAAAGCTAATGGTACCACTAGCAGTGATAGAGATAGTACCTATCAAAGTATATGAAGGGGTGATGCCAGGGTGTATCTCATATATCTCAGAACCGAAAGCTGCGAATACTCTATCATTGGAGGCAGTGTAGAGCCCCCTGCAGTTACCATAGGTGCCTGCTACTGATAAGTCTAGGTATAAGTCTGTACCTGGTGTGCTCCTAAGGATATAACGAGAACGTGTCTTATCATTCTCGTTTACTAGGATCTCAGGGAACAGGTTAGTGGTACTCTGTGGGGAGATGGCCTTGGAGCCCCTGTCGTATGCATCTCCTAAAAACGGGACTATAGGCATGTCTCCTCCTATCTAGAAGTAAATGAATCGTCTTTATAGTTATAATAGGACTTAGTAGAGATAGTGGGTAACACTGCAGTACTAGGTGTCCTGTAATTTTGTTGCTGTAATCTTTTATATCGTATGTTAGCTAACTTCTCTAAGTTAGGGTTCTGGGTCACAGAGGAGATCAATAAGTTTACAGCTAACTGTGCCTCTAAATAACCAGAGTAACCTGGGCGTAATAATAAAGTATCATCTAGGCTATCGAAAGCATGGAGATGCTTAGGGTACTCGATGACTAAAGGATAGTTCAGGGCAGAATAGGGTCTAGCGAACTCTATCTCGCAAGTAGGGAGCTGTACATGATAACGATACTGATGCGGGTAAGTAGATGCTGTCTGTGAGAGCCTAGTCATACCCCAATCAGCATCAGACACCTGTGCTACTACTTTAATGGTAGAAGAGTCTATGTACTTTAAGGAATATAAGTACTCTGGGTCAGTCTCGATCACGATATCGGGTACGGTGAGGTCATCCAGGGGGATGAGCCCTTCTGGGTAAACTATACCGCGTGGGATATTAGGTGTGATATTATCGGCAGCTAGGTAGATGACGCCAGGCCCCTCTGTATATACAGAAGAGGTAGGGGTAAGTGTGGTCAAGGAAACTAACGTAGTCGTGATACTTACACCTGGATCTATAGCTGTAATCACACCACTATAACCAAAACTCAGAGAATCAGTATAAATGACATCATCACCCGGACTATACCCAGAAGTACTCGTCATACCTAATATTATCTCACCAGCGTCAAAGTATATGGCACCCTCAGCAACATTACTAATGATGGTAGGCCGTAAGGGGTTAATGAAAGATACAACGCTATCAGATACAGTCTGTGCCTTAGAGGTCAAAGTATCAGCATATGAGTATATACTGATATCATCCCCAGGGGTAAAATCAGTACTAGCGAATAGCTGTACTAAAAAAGGCTGTGGCATCTGAAAGGTTTCAAACAAAAAAGACTCCATAGGTATGCGACCTATGGAGTATACCTGTTTAACTTCAATAGGGGTATAAGTGACGGAAGCTCTTTGTGGTACCCAAAGAGAGACAGCCCTAAGCTCGTCCACTATGTTATTCAATTCATGGAAACCAGTAGTGACCTCTCCACTGGTAGGAATATCTCCCTCACCAATAAGACCACTAAGGGCATAAGCTCGTGCTACGATGTCTCTAGGAGTCATCTATACCTCCATAAAAATAAAGGAGGGGAATATCCCCCTCCCTTTCGAGATTAAATCTCTTGTAAATAACGAACACCCCATTCTAGGCGCCCACCAGCAACACCGTAAGCAGAATCCAAACGTACAACGTTTTCATCTACTTCATGGTCATAGCCGGCATACCCACGGCAGATAACTCCATCTTTGTTGATCTGTTGGGCAAATTTGCTGTTATCCATAGGCTCAGTCAATCGGCAAAATGCTTTCATGAAAGTTTCCTTGGTGTAAGCAAATGCTTGACGATAAGAAGTGCTAGCCTTACCTAAGTAAGAAACAACAGCTCCATCGGCAGGTAATGCACTAACATTTTGCCAAGTAGCTACACCAGAACCGTCATAGATCTTCTCAGTAAGAGTAAGAGTCAAAACACCAGCTCCAGTAGCAGTAGCATCAGCAGCTACACAGAAAGTACGTGGACGACCGATGATGGAATAAGTACGAGGGTTCACAGAAGTAACACCTGCGATCTTGATGATCGTACCAGCAGTGATAGTGGTAGAGGCTTCTACACCATCGATAACTACGGTATTAGCACCGTCAGTAGTAGCACCATCCATGGCACCTAAAACGGTATAACCAGTAGTACCATCAAAAGCAGCTGCAGCAGAGGCCTCACCGGCATCAAAAGCAGTACCGTTAGTGAATACAGGAACGAACTCAGAGTTCACCCAGCTAAAACCAGCAGCTGTGCCTTGTACCACACCATCTTTATACTGTTGAGATACAGTAGAGGCAGGGTTAAAGGTAACGCGGTTAGAGTTGGTGAGAGCACTGTGTACAGTCTGAGGAGCGATGATCCACTTGTCAGAAAGCATGCAACCATTTTCTTTCATGATGGCTAAACCTTCAGTAGCATCGTCAAATACTAAACCGGTGGTCCCACCTAATACACCAAAAGGAAGGGTATTAATGGTATTAGCGATCATGTCTTCTTCAACACTATAGGCCATGGCTTCACCACATTCTTTGATGATAGCTTTATGGTCAGCAGTAAGATCCAAAGTCTGGTCGATGGTAGGGAAAGCTAAATGCACTTTCGCATAACCATTAATAGACAAAGGAGTGCTGTCTTCTACCCAGTCTTGAGCAGAGAAAGAAGCGTCTAAAGAACCGATGCCGCCCTCAGCTTTCAAACGAACAGGTTTGGAAACTTCAATGGTCTTGCCAGTCTTCTTGGCTTTAGAGGAAAAGTTACCAAATTCTTTGGACTTATCCATGATGGTTTTGGTGAAAGGGGTAAGGAACTCAAAAGCGGTCAAACCGGCTTTGGTTACGATCTGGGAGATTTCAAATGCATTGGCCATGATGGGCCTCCTATAAAAATGCCGTAAGGCGGTGGTAAAACTACATACCTAACCAATTAGCAAAATCCTTAGTGCCCATATCTAATGGAGTAGTCGCCTTAGTGCCTGAAGTCTTACCCTGGGTGGGTGTGACATCCGCTTTCTTAGGGGCCGCCTTTTTAGGTACAGAGGACTTAGGTGCCGACTGTAGGTTCCTAGCAAGTGAGTCCAATATCTGGAGTGCTTGCCTATCATCTGCCTCCTCGAAGAGATCACCGATGCGAGGGTCTTTAGCTATCTCTACCGCCAATCGGGCACCTTGCGGGTGTTCCAAAAGGGCTAAGGTAGTGATGGGTTTGTCGTCCAGACTGATACTTTGTCCTTCAGTGATAAGTAGCTCTCTTTCCGCTGGGGGTAAGGTCTCTACTTGTGACTGGAACTTAGTCTGTGCTAACTGGGTGCGCATACTTAACTCTTTTTGACGATAATAATCTTCCTTCACCGCATCGGGGTCTGGAACTATACTTTGTTCTTGAGTAAGCCGCTCCTCTAACAAACGTCGCTTTTCCTGCTCCGCTTTCAACTTCTTGTTGGCTCTATGTATAGCGCGTTGTGCCGCTCTAGGGTACGTACGCCACTCCTCGACAGGTTTCTTGTCCTTAGGATCAGCCTTGGGGTCTTTATCAGACTTCGTGTCTGTCTGATCGGCCTTAGGGTCATCCTTCCCCACCTTCTGGGATGCATCCTTAGTATCTGCATCCTTAGTATCTGCATCCTTAGTATCTGCATCCTTGGGATCTTCATCAAGGGGTGCATCTGAGGACTGTTCGCCGTCATCGCCGGCATCCTTAGGTGAGTCAGAGTCTGGTACTGGTGCCTCCTGATCCTGATCTCCAGCCTCAGCTTTAGTATCAGTCTTAGGGGTCCCACTCTCAGGGGTAACTTCGTCGGATAAGGCTTTCGCCATCGCTTCGTCATACTTTATAGACATATCGTCTCCTCTATATAAAATAGGATACCGGGGTGCCGCCCGGTCGGTATATAATTATGTGTTAAATTAGGTAAAGTCTATCTCATCAACACCATCGATGGAAGCATCTAAGTCATCAGAGGACGGTATATCTTGGGTCACAGGACCTTCAGTGATGGGATACATGGTCTCAGGGGCGGCTACAGCCTCTGGGTCCATCATCTCTCCTGTCTCCTCTGGGCTAGCTAACATACCCTCTTGGATGGAGGCATCTGCTGAGGCATCCTGTATGTCCCTACCCATTACTATCTCATCTACCGCTAAAGAGGCATCATCTACCTGTTCTTGGGTGTCAGGTCTAGACGGGGCGGAGGCTCCATCCTTCATAGCCGTTAAATCCGCTTTATACATGTCCACTTCGGCGCGGATCTGGGCGATGTTTAGGTCTTTCTGGATCTTCATCTGCTCTAATGCTTCCTTAGAATCACGATCTTCACGTTGGGAGATGAGTTCTCCTTGGAGTTGTTGGACGTAGTCCCATAGCATCTGGGCGGTACCCTCTGCTTCATCTAAAGCTACGCGTGCTTCCTCTAAAGCTTTGATGGCCTCTGGATCTGGTGCGTCCTCTTCTTCCTTATCCTGTAGCTCAGGGGGTAAAAGCTTATATAAGCGCTCCGCTACCTTCTCGGCATTAGGGACACCCGGCAAAGAGGCTACGATCAGGTCAGCAAAAGCTGCGAACCCTATCTTTTCCCCTATCTCCATCAACTGGGATAAACCATACTGTTTACGAGACTCATTTAATGGTCCCTCTAACAAGGTGATCTCAAAGTCAGCTGAAGAGAAATCAAAGGAGTTCAGGGGAGAGGTCTCATCGATACCGGCCTCTTTATCTACGATACGTACTTCCTTGGTGGATAAGATAGATAAGATTTCTATCACGATACATGCGGCGTGCTTGATGGACTTCTCTAGGTTCGTCTGATAATGGGAGGTGGCGATCTCACCCTTCATCTGTCTAAGGAATACTGAACGTCCCGACTGGCCGGCGTGCTCTTCCTGACCAAATGAGTTAGCTGAGATACCTATCTCCGTCTCTAAATCCTGTTCAGACTTGGTGCGCCCCGCTACATAAGAGGAGGTATCTAACATCCGCGCTTGGTAAGAGGGAGGAGGTAGTGCGGCGCCGGTGGCTTCATCGAGTGCTTTATAAGGTACTCGTGAATAACGCTCGGTGTTTATGCGATCCCAGACATCTTCGACACCCTCGTCGGCACCGATGGGCATCAACCATATCGGGCGGGGAGGCACGGCGGAGAGATCTAACTCACCAGAGGCATAAAAGTTAATAAGTTTCTGGGAGGTACGGGCCAACTCTACGATACCTGAACGGGATACCCCCTTCTTGGAGTATTTCACATCTCCCATGACTAGAACGATAGGGATCATCGGGATATCGAGGGTGGTGCGGTCTACGAGTAAGTCACCCACGAACTTAAAGATCTCGATATATGTCTCTGTATCAGTCTGTAAGTCTGTGGTACCATCTACACCCGGAGATGAGGTGCGGGTGGTGCGGTACTTCTTCTGGTAGTAGATGAGCTCTGGGATCGAGTCCAAGGATGGTCTGCTCCATCCGGCATACATAGATTCGCTCCACTCGCCCTGTACAGTAGCCTCTTCACCATACTTCCGGCGTGCTGAACGCCCATCTAACCAAGTAAGGATGGCCGCATCCTCCATGTCTGACCCGTCAACAGTGCTACAATAAGGGTCTATGACTAAGGATGTGACATCTTGTATCTCTTTTAAACAGGGGTACTTACCATATCGTCCCTTCTCGATGTCTACTTTAAAGGCACCATACCCGCTAATCACTGCTGAACGATATGCAGTCTCATAAGCCGCCCTTGCCCTGTCCTTAGTGATAAAGCGATTTGTTTCATCAGTAAGGGTAGCTGTGATGGGGGCGAGTAAAGACTCCTCGGGTTCCAAGTCCACCGAGAAAGGGTTTTGTATGATAGGGTTCACGAGGCGGTTAGTGTAGCGCCGTATCTCGTTCTTCACTATGTGCTTCATAGAACCTGAAGCATGGCCCTCATCTTCAGGCCACTGTTCCCCGCTCTCAAAGCATAAGTCTTCTTTAGCCTGCTTGTGTAGCGGCCCCCAGTACTCTTGATGTGCCTGTAAGCGTTCTCTAAGGTGGGCTTTCAGTGCGCCCTCTTCCTTAGCCGTAATCTCTTCAAATTGTTTTTTGATCATTTTTATCCCCTATGGGTGTATGCATGCATTAATAGTGCGAATATTAGCCTATTTAGACTGCGGCGTCTGGTCTAGGCTTACGTATGGGTTTCTTGTAAGTACGAACGGAGGGGGCGGGAGGGGGTGCTAAAGGAGAGGCGGAGGCGGGCTTGCGCTTAAATGCATCGAGTTCTCTCATGCCCCCTTCTCGGGGTTGGTCCACTGCCATGGCTAAAGCATCCGAGGCGTCTGGGCTCGGTAGCCCCATGGCTTTCATCTTCTTCTTGGGTACGATAAGGATCCTCGAGTTCGTGTCATGGTCGTACTCGATGTTGATGAGATCATTCTTTAGTTCGTGAGAAAGAGGGTCATGCTGGGGTATGTGACACACTTTTAAGTACTCGAGTGCTAGTTTATAGCTCTGTGCACGGCGGTTAGTACAGTATGTAGCGTATTTGGGTAGGGGGGTGTGGTTCGATTTATAGTCGTACACGTGGCATATGTGCCCGACTTGATGCCTGAGTGCATCACCCACTGGACCCCCCAGTCCTACCGCATCCACGTTAAGGTGCTCGATGCCGTGTTCTAGTACCGCCCCGGCCACATACTGTGCGAGTAGCATGGAGTCGGGCTCTTGCCACTTTAGCATAAGTACCACTCTTAAGCCTTGTATAGCTACTAGCCACGAGTGGTCACTACCTTCGCGGGCCACATCTAGGCCGGCCACTATAGGGAGAGAGGTATCGATCTCGGTGGGGCGGCCCATAGCCTCGTTGATGAGTGAGAGTGGGAAAAGCTTCTTAGAACCGCGTTCCCGGTACCGCCCCTTCCATATATGCTCATAGCTAGTGGGGTCGGCTACCTTCATGGCCTCGGCCTCTGTGACCAACTCTTTGGGGCATAAAGGGTTCTGGTCGTAGTTCACTTGTGCTATGAGAGTGCCGGGGGGTGGTGTGCGCTCCAAGAACGTTTCGGGTACGGCGTCTGTGGGGAAGCGGCGGTTCATAGTGAAAATAAAGAAGCTGCCGGGTGCTCTTACTGTGGGTAAGAGTAGCTCGAGTTCGGCGTGCGTAACCGTCTGTGCCTCTTCCACCCAGCATATGTGGACCCCCTCCATACTCTTCACTTTCTCGGGCTTAGAACTAATGCCCACGAAAATAAAGGTGCTTCTGGTGCGCTTATGTATAAAGCCTTCTTTCGTGCGGTGAAAAAGGTGGTCCACCCCCAATTTTTCCATTTTTAGTGCGAGTAGGCGGTAGGCGCTT